TCTACCTCTGCTAAGAATTTGTCTTTGCTCCAAGTGTCTGATCGGAGTTTATTAAGGTGATTTACTCTTAATATTCCAATCTTCCAAATAGCTTTTTCTTGCTCCATTGTTATGAGTCGTTTGTCTGCATACTTTGGCATGAGTACATTGGAGCTGTACTTAATCTTCTGAGCATCTGTACCATGACAGAAGCTCATTGTGATGCCTGTCCATCCATCATAAAGAGTAACCTTGACAGGTAACTCTTCACCGTTCTCCTCACAAAACACTGGCTCACTTTTCAATAGGTTGCCTATTGCATAGATGAGTTGATGTTTTTTTACGTTGATAGTTTCCTTTACTCTTGCAGAGGGTATAAATCCCTGCTCAGGAGTATCAACTCCGATCTCAGTAATGAGATCATGAGTACCTCTTGGGATGGTGAGCCTCACTTCGTGTGTGCTCTTCTTCATATTAGTTCCTCACTAATTTATTGTTTGTAATTTTTACGTTGCCTAAGTTGACACCGAGAGTAGGCGGGAAATGCTCCTCACCTAACATCATGTAGTCAATAATTCTTGCTCTGTAATTTAATTTACTCTGTACATATTTTTTGACTCTGTCATGATCAATCTCCTTCTCTATGACAGCCATGCCGCAAAGGCACCTAAAGGTGTGTGTTTTATATTGCTTACTCATTTTATTTTCCTCATTAATTCTTTTAACAATGTTACACTGGAGTTACTTAAAAAAACCTCCCTAAAAATAGGGAGGCTTTTTCGTTTGTAGAGTTACTTCTTCACGTCCTCTTTGGTTTTATTACTCAAATCACGAAAGTAAAACATGGGTTTTACATTCTCCTTTTCGAGTTTAGAGGCGTAAATCTCGAGCGCTTTATGCACTGCCTCCCTTGCTGTAGCTTGGAGTACAGTGTCGTCAGAGGTTCCAACTCCTCTACTCATAGGAGGCCGGAGGAAATAAACCGCCATGCCAACTATCTTACCTATGAGTTTTTTCTTGTCATATTCACCGTTCGGCTGTTTGCACTCTTTGAGGATTACCTGCCAGTTTTTATTTGGCATAGCTTTATTATCCTTGTTATTCATTATCTTTCTAATCTCAGGTAATGAAGCAAGAGCATCCATTTTAATAGTAACCATATTACTACTCCTTGTTTGGTTGTTAACTTGTCAATAAACACAAATGATAATTTCTAAGAGAAATTCACCATTCGATGAAATCTACCACTATTCTTTTTAAAAAACAAAATATGATTTCTTGTTTTATTGCCTGCTGCGAGGGTCTATGGATCCAGGCGGAGGCTGGGCCGGATCCATACCTGATCCAAGGCCCGGCCAGGAGGCATCCGAAATTTGGCCGAAATTCAATATTATCAGAGTCTTAGGTGGCCTGTCATTAGATTAATTACTCTATTAAATCAAAAAACAATTTTCAACTAAAAAGAGTAAATAGCAAAAAGCCGGACGGGGGGATGCGGGGGGAATGAAAGACAGACACACATTGTGCAACAATTTTTTCAATTTTCAACTTTTTTTCAAAATTTTGCTGTTTTCTCTTGATTTTTGTATTTTTTTGTAGTATATATATATTATATATATATTATATATATAACTTAGAGTAGATAAAGAGAATAGATAGAGAGAGTATAGAGTAGCTGCTATGTATATATTATGTATATATAGCAACAAGAGGGTAAAAAACAAACTATTGCCATTTTTATCAAAAATAGCTATATTTTGCCTGTGCCAACTCAAAAAAGCAAACTCTTATCTGTTGCTAGAAAACATTGTGCCAACTGGGATAACGGAAATTGCATAGGTGTTTTGCTAAAAAGGTCAGGCGGATCACTGAGTTGCAGAATCTCCAAAAGATTAGCAGGAAAGCCGTGCTGTGTTGCCAGCGGCTGTGACTATTTTAACCTTATAGTAATACCGGGAGTAAGTAATGGACATTAAAACCTTTGATAATGAGGCCTTTTGTGTTGATGCAGAGAGCTTTTTCCACTTATGGTGCTGTGACTGCAATTTAAGGCATCTTGTGGTCATAGAGGCAGTTGGTGGCGGATCTGATGTTTTTAAGAAAAAAGGAGGAAAAGTCGCTATAGCGATGGCTAGAGACGATATACCTACTAAATTTGCAAGAAAGAATGAAAAAATAGTATTATACAAGAGAAAAGATGTTAAAAAATAAAAGTAAGCTTGGCAGAGCAATAATAATACCCGATATACACTTTCCGTTGCAGGACGATGCTGCAATAAAATGTGTGATAAAGGCTATTTCTATTGTAAAACCGCAGATATTTGTGTGTCTCGGAGATGTTGGGGAGTGGAAGAGCGTTTCTCCTTTCAAATACAAGAGACGAAAACGGCCTCCTCTGGAATATGTGATCGAAGATCTGGAAAGTGATCAAAAACATGTTAATGCTGGTCTTGATATCTTCGATAAAGCCTTAAAAAAGGTTAAATGCGAGAAAAAGTACATGATTGAGGGAAATCATGATAATTGGCTCAATTACTTTGTAGACGAATTTCCATACCTAAAACGGTATAGATTCAAGAATGCAGTCAATTTAGAGGAAAGAGGGTATAAATACTACCCATATGGAAAACTGTTGCGTATTGGGAAAGCATATTTCTATCATGGCGGCCATTATACCACAATGTACCATACCAAGCAACATGCTGAAAAACTTGGTAAAAATATAATTTATGGGCATACTCATGATGTGCAGCGTCATGGCGTTACACATGTTGATGGTGCTCACCATGCTTGGTCTATGGGTTGTCTCAAAGATATGTCTAGTGAAGCTAATATGTGGTTAAAAGGGAGGCAGACTAATTGGTTTCATGCATTCGGTATCATGGATTTCTTTGAAAATGGAGATTTTAGACTCGATGTTGTCGATATAACACGAGGAAAGACATTTGTATGGGGGAGGGAAATTGATGGTAATAAGTAAATCATGCCCGGAGGGATGAGGTAAGGCGTATAAATAAAAAGGTTGGGTGTGGCATGATTACTAAGAAAATAGGAAAGAGTACAGAAAAGCTGTACAATAGCGAGAAAGAGTTTATAGATGATGGGAATGCTGCATATCATAACAATTGGAGAAATGCACCGGAAGGATCATATGCCAAATCTGATGATGGTCAAATATTCCGTATACTGAAAAAATCTAAGTTTAAGGATGGCAATGAGTATATACGGACAATATTAGGCAGTTACAAGATATCTGACAAAACTCTGATAGGCGGTAAGCCGCCAAAGAACATATATTCCTTTGCAAAAAACAAATTTTGCAATGAACAGCGTATGAGCAGAGAAGAACCCAATCCAAAGGAAGTGGTGTTTGCCAAATATGTTGCTCATGGAATGAATCCTGAGGATGCCTATATGCGTGTATTCCCTACAAATAATAGGAAATATGCCAAAAATGTATCTAATGCACTATTTAAAACAGAAAGGATCAGAACATTGATTAGTGAAGAAGCAAAGGAAATGCTGGATAAGGCAGGTATTAATGAAGAATACCTACTTAGCAATGCAAAATTTATAATTGATAATGGTGACGGGAGAGATTCTGATAAATTGCGTGCAATAGAGATGCTGATGAAAATAGCTGGGATGTTCCCGAATGATAAGAAAACCGAGTCTCTTACTGTATTTCAGGGATTTACTCAGGATCAGCTCAAGCAACTAGGGGATTCAGATGTTAAGATGCTTGCTCATGCGGAAAAAGATATTGCACAGTGAAATAACATTAGCCATGATGCCTGTGGTCAAAACTAAAATTCGCAAATGTAAGATATGCGATAGAAGTTTGAAATCTGATGATAAGATGGTTGTTTTTGATCATATACATATTCCCATTGGTTACTGCTGTAGATATTGTGATACTGTCTATGGCGATGGTGACACTTTGATAAATCTTGGGAATACTGATAAAAGTGGAATATATGGCGAAGGATAAACCATTTAATATAGTACCGCCGCCATCTGAATCTAAGATCAATGATAAAGTTCTTAAAAATTCATATAATGATCTTATATACTTTGGCAGAGCCTTTCTGCCTAAAGACTTTCTAAATAAAAGTGAATCACCTCCATTTCACTATGATATAGCAAAAAAGCTCATATCTACCAAACCGGGAGCTAGGATATGTAATATCATCCCTCGCGGCTTTGGCAAGTCAATTATGGCAAAAGCTGCCATTCTTCACAAAATGTGTTTCTACCCTAAGGGGGAGCGTCAATTCATAGCTTGGATCGCAGAGGAGCAGGGTCAGGCTATTGATCATATCAAGTATATCAAGAGCCATATGGAATATAACGAAAAACTGCGTTATTACTTTGGCCCTATGGCTGGAGACCATGCTGGGCAGAGATGGACTGAAAAGGATATTGTTACTGCGAAAGGTGATCGTATCATAGCAAAGGGAACATCTCAGCGTTTAAGGGGAAGAGCTGAGATTGATGTACGCTATACTGGTATCATACTGGACGACTTTGAATCAGAATTAAATACAAAAACACCGGAAAGGCGTGATGAAATCAAAAAGTGGATCGTATCTACGGTTTATCCGTCTTTGGAAGAATCAAAGGGCCGTGAGGGCTGGATATGGCTGTTGGGGACTATTGTACACTATGACAGTTTTCTGCAGATGGTTGTTGATGGATCAAGGCAGGCTAGTGAGGAAGATAGAAAATATGTATGGGATTTAACATTCCATAGGGCAATTGAGGATGGAAAGCCATTATGGGAAGATCAGTTCCCGCTTAAAAAACTAACAGCAAAGAAACAAGAATTTATTGAAGCTGGTA